AGGCCATCCGGCAAGGCATGAAGATACTTGAAACGCAACCGGCCGCAGGGCGACCGGTCCCGGATATGGACCCGGAATTTCGGGAGTGGTTCATCAATTTTGGCGGCAGCGGCTATATAGCCTTGTATCGGCTTGACGGCTCAACGGCTGTCGTTCTGACCGTTCGCCATCAGCGAGAAGCGGGCTATTGATGTAGCCCTTCACTGACAGTCTCCACCCATTTGTCGACAATCAACCCCGGCACCGGCACCGACCCCGCCACCCGCTCCGCATCCCGCACCAAATCCAACCGCTTCCTCAACTTCACCTGCGGCACCAGAATGAATATCGGCGCGCCCACGTCCGGTTTTGGAGCGTGAGGCCACCGCCGTACCCTTTGTGTTGATCCGCGCTTTTTCCGCCACCAACAAACTTGGCCCGTTGCGGCGATAAATGAACCTGAGCCGCATGCCGCGTCGGCGCTCCCATTCCCCCGGTGACAGGCGTGTGCCTCCGCGACCCTTGCCGGCGGCTGCAGTCGGGATCGCCAGATAAAACCCGTTCTTTGATCTGATCAGCACGCCCTTGTCGTGGGCGTTGAGGATTTCCGGGGCGTTGGACCAGACAAACGCCGCCGCATCGATGCTGTCCTTGCCTTTGGGATAGGTGCGATTTCTGATCGTTCGCGGCAGGCGATGACCAAGGCCTGCGCCGGTTATCTGCGCGCGCCAAGCCTGTTTCAACTCCGACCCGGCGGCCTTCATCGCCATGGTGACCGCATGTTCTCCCGCCTTGATTTCTGCTTCAAGCATCCCGACAAGATCCGGGTCAAACTCCATTTTCAGCTTCATTGAGGCACCAATTCCAGCGTCCAGATCAGCCGCTCGCGATCGCGTTTCGGCTCGCCCTGAATAGTGAATGTGTCTGCGCCGATGACAATCGTAAGCCGGGTTTCGGGGTGGGCATTTCAGAAACCCGCACGTCGACAATGGTGATGTCCGACAGAATCCGTGCCGCCCCGAACGTGGTCAACTCGTCCGGTGCCTTGCGAATAACCCGCACCGGCAGTGGCCCTCCACCCGCTCCCTCCCAGATAGCCTCCACCGCCATGTTTTGATCGGCAAAGATCGCGTCCATGGCAGCGGAAAAGGCGGGGGCAAAGGCGTTCATCAGGTACGCCGTGCAGAACGCAGCACCTGCGGGCGGGTGCAGATCGGCAGCGGATTGCTTTCGATCTCGAGGCGCACCCATTCGTCGCGATCCCGGTCCGGGATGGAGCGCGCGTAAAGCGGCAGGCCAAGGGTGTTGACGGTTTCAAACGTATCCGCCGGGGCGTAGTAGATCTCGAACAGGCCCTCGACGCCCTCGGGATAGAAAAATGCCTTGTCGACCGGCACCCCGAAGGCGGCATTGCCACGATAGCGACGGAAGTTGATGCCGCCAAAGCTGACCTCGTCGGACACGCGCGAGCGCAGATCAGCGGCCGCTGCGGTATTGAGGTAGGTTGCGCGCACCTCCTTGTGGGCCACCAGATCGGCAAAGAAGGCCGAGCCGCATTCGGCGCGCAGTTGCACCGCACCCGTTGACAGCCCGCCAAGCGTATCCTCAACGCTTTCAATCAGGGCCTGACAGGCTTTGCGCAAGGCCCCCGAGGCAGGAGAGGCATTGGCCAGATCAAAGTTCACCTCGGCCGCGGGGGTGATTGCGAATTCGGTGAAGTAATCAATCACCATCGCGCCGTTTCCGGGATCGAGCACCTTACCTTGAATGCCGTTCAGCAGGTGGTATTCAAACGTTGCCTCCGCGTCATTGCGCAGACGCTTCAGGCGTTGGGCGACTTCCGCCTGTTTGCTGGGTTTCAGATTCCGAACCAAAGGTGCGGATGCTCTGGATTTCCGAGGCCCACAGCACGTCCTGCTTTTTGAACTGGCGGCAAACGAACGCGCGCACGTCGCGATGTTCTGGCACCTGTTGATCATAGGCCGAGCCACGCTCGGAGAACGGGATCAGCGACAGGGTGCCGTCGCGGCTCTCGATAACGACGGTGCGCGAGCGCACGCCGCGATCAGAAAACAGGCCGGAGCCCGACAGGGTTGCGGGCTTGAACGGGATGTTTTCCAGCGCCCGGGTGAGTTCGATCACCGAGAACGCATCGGTCGCAAAGATATCCATGGTGGCCATGGGTGGCCTCCTTTCAGGCAAGCGCTTCCAGCCAAAGTGGAAACCGGTTTTGCGTACGAAAGCGCGTAATTATAGGGAATTAGCGGGTGAGGATGCCGACGGCGGCAAGCGCGGTATGGGCGGCGGTGATCTCGAGCGCCGTCGGCGTGCCGGCAAACACCAGATCCTTGCCGTTGACGATCGCGGGACCACGCAGCAGCACAACCGCATCCACATCGGCGGCGGTGGCATCTGTCTGACCCCAAAGCACGGCAACGGCGGTCTCGGTGCCATCGACGGCCACCGGATCATGGGCGGCAAACTTGCCGGATGCGGTGATTTTACCCAGCACCGTGCCGGGTTCCAGAACCGGATATGTGCCACCGGTGGCGATGGTGACGACCTCGCGGGTGTAATCCCGGAAAGCTTCCCAAACTAAAAAACCGCCTGCGTGGCGGCCTTCGGTCAGTGTTGTCATGGTAGATTATCCTTTGCGTTTGAAAGTGCGGACGATCACATCGGCCCAGGGGCGCGAGTCACTGTGTTTGCCCGTTTGCGGGTGGGTGGCGGAGATGTCGGGCTCATTGGCCGCACGGGCGTCGATCAGGGCCTTGCGGATGGCTTCAAGGCTGGTTTCGGCATCAAGGAACTCGGCGGCCATTTGCGACTGACCGGCAAGGCGACAGAGATCGACCACCGTCTTGGCGTAGGTCATGGCCTCGCTCCGGATGGCAGCGGGGTCAGATATGGGTGTTGGTTCTGGCTTGGGCTGGGGTGCAACGGCTGCCACGACCGGTTTGATTTTTGCACCCGGCGCCGGTTTCCGCGTGGGGCCAGGAACAGGATCAATCTTGGCCGTTGGCTCTATTTTCAGCGCAGGTTTTTCCACCGCTACGGCGGGTTTCTCAGCAGATTTGACCGCTTTGACAATTTCCGGCGGTGTGTTTTGAAACCGGCTCACATCGAAGCTGGCAGCGATTTTGACGGGCTCGGCCATGGTGTCGGCAAACCCCATCTCCAGTGCCTCGGCTGCATCGAGCCAGGTTTCCTTGGCCATCAGCTTCGCGATGTCCTTCTCGGGCTTGCCGGATTTTGCCGCGTAGCCGCGCAACAGGCTGGCGCCGATCTTCTCGAGCGCCTCGGCCATGGCGCGCATGTCCGCCGCCGTACCCATCACCATGCCGGAAGGATCGTGGATCATCAGGAAGGCATTTTCTGGCATGATGATCTCGTCACCGGCCATGGCGATGTAGGAGGCGGCCGACGCCGCAATGCCGTCGATGCTCACGGTGACAATGCCCGCGTGGCGCTGCAGCGCATTGTAGATCGCCACCGCATCAAACACCGACCCACCCGGGCTGTTGAGGCGCAGGGTCAGCGGCGTTGCATCCGGCAATTTGCCAAGATCGGCCAAAAAGGCTTTTGCCGAAACGCCATAAGCGCCAATTTCATCATAAATCGAGATTTCAGCACCTTCATTGAGGGCGCAGATCGAATACCAGTTCTTCATGGTGGTTCCTTATTGGTTCGATTGTTTGGCCGATTGCTTGCCCGTTTTCTGTGGATCAGCCTGTTTTTGCGGTGTGGCCCGCGCCCCCTGGGTCTCGCCGGGACTGGTGCTGTAATGGAGCCCCAGTGCGGCAGCGCGCTCGGCATCGGCGGCATTCTCGCGATCGATTTCCTCGATGTCATAACCGGTGGCCTCGACCGCCTTGCGCCGCGACATCAACCCGGCTTCGATCCCGAGCAATTGCGCCTGAATATCTTTCAGCGGATCGACCCAATCTCAGCGTGGCGGGATCCAGTGCACCGGTTTTGCCTTGGCCATATCAGGCAGATCGAGCGCGCCCGATAATGCCGCCGTTTCCAGCCAGCGTTGCCAGACCGGGCGGCAGAACTGGTGCGCCAACACCCCATGCTGAAGCTGGCCAATCCTGCGGCGGAACTCGACCAACTCGGCGCGCAGACTCGAATAGTTGGCCTGGCGGACATCGCCGGTCACCAGATGATACGGCAAGCCCAATGACGCCGAGATCGCCAGCAGGGTTCGATACTGGAATGCCTCATAGCCGCCACCGACATCGGCGGGGCTCGAGAACTTGATGTCCTCGCCAGGCAGCAGCACCTGCAAGGTGCCGGGTTCCAGGCTGGCGATGCCGATCCCGGTTCCCTCGTCTTCCACTTCCCCCATCAATGCCTCTTCGGGCGCATTTTTGGTGATAAAGCCGGCAAACATCGCCGCCGTTTTCTTGCGGTCGAGCTCGGCATCGTCGTATTGATCGAGCAGAAACAGCCGCACCATCGCCGGAGCCACATGCGGCAGGCCGCGTATTTGGCCTGCATCAATGGGGCGGTAGATGTGCAGCACGTCCTCGGCGGGAACGCGGGTGGTGTCCGGTAGTATCGGGCCTGTGTCGGTGCTGTCGCCCGGGTGGCGGCGACGGAAGTGGTAGGCGACGCGCCACCCGATCAGGTCAAACTCGATGCCGCAGCGGATACGGTTGCCATTGGGCGCGGTTTCGACCTTCTCAAACGGCAGCATTTCCGATTGCAGCAGCTGCAATTGCATTGGTACCAGTAGTCCGTCCTCTGCGCGGCGTGGCCGGATGCGCACGAAGCATTCACCAGCCACGAACATCTCGCGGGCAATCATTGCCTGCAGACCATAAAAGTCCGTCAGCCCGTCGGCATCCGCCTGATCCGTCCAGGCCAGCCACAGGCGTTGAATTTTGTCGCGCAGTTCCCCGTCCTCGATTAGCGACGAAGGTTTGATCCCGTCCCCGACCAGATTGGCCGCATAAGCCTCGCAGGCATTGGCGGCATAACCGTTGGTGACGACCAGCTCGCGCGAACGCGCCAACAGACGCGGGCCACCCGAGGCCACCAATGAGTTGATGTTTTCCAAGGGCGGTTGCCAACCGCGCAGGCGACGGCGCGACATCGCCCCTTCGAGGCGGGCGCGCACGCCGCTGGGGCCGCCGGTCTCCCGGCGGCGAAACATGTCAAACAGTCCCATGAGTTCAGAGGCCTTTACTGGTCGTAACCCGTATCTGCCGGATCACCCTGCGGCCCTCAAGCGTGGCGATTTCCCGGTCCAGCACATCGATGGCGCGGTCGATTTCCGCCAGACTGCGGTATTCCACGGTCTTGCCATCGTAGCTGACCCGGGCCACCCCGCTGGCGCGTGAGGCCGCCAGGGCTTCCCGGCGGGTTTGTAATTCTGCCAATGTGGCCACATTCACCTCATGTAATTCGAGCGCACGGAACGGCGCTGGTTGGTGGGTCGGCTGTGCCGCACCACTTTCACGGTCCCTGTACCGACTTCAGCACCCGGCGCCGCCACCTGTCGTTCCAACTCATCCCATTGTTTTTCGGACCAGCGGTCGGCCCCAAGAATCCACGCCGCCGCCCGGGCATAGACCCGGCAATCGAGCGCTTCATTACGTTCGCGCAGCTTTTGCCATTCCAGCCGGGCAAAGCCGCGCTTGTTCCTCACCGTCACCAGTTGCTCGGCGACCAGTTGCTTCAGCCATTCGCTGTCAATCCATCCCGGCAGGTGCAGTGTTCCGGGCGGATAACCCGTTCCCGCCACCAATTCCTCGGGCGTCGGCCGTTCCAGGCGCAAGAACCGGTAAGTCTCAGATTTGAAGGTCGAGACCGCCACCGTCCACAGCCGCGCGCCACGGCGCAGGCGTTTACCCGCGATGGTCGCATCGACAAAGGTCGGCCCCGAAACAGGACTGGCCCGATTGAACCCTTCGACACCCTTGACCGGAGCCACCTGACCAAAGCCAACCTTGCGCGCCCAGCCATAGACGGCCGGGGTTTCATAGCCGGTATCAACGGCCAATCGGGCGATGGTCATCTGGCTACCGTTGGCGTGCAGCCATGTTCGGCTGAGCAAATCTGTGAGGCCATTCCAGCAAGCTTCCGAGCCCGGGCCACCTTCGATCACGATGTGATCGATCAACCAGCTTTCCAGCCCGCGGCCCCAGGCCCAGATATCGACCTCAATCCGGTCCTTTTGCACATCGGCACCCGCCGTCAGGAACAGGGCGTTTGCGGGCACCTCTCCTGCAGTCCAGGCTTCCTTCCTGTCCAGCAACCGCTGCCAGTCCGGCGCTTCGCCGGTCTCGACCCAGATCTCGCCAAGGATAGTATTCTTGAAGGCCCGAATAGAATCGTCCGAGCCCTGCGCCGCTTCCCAGCTGCGCGCGATCCTTTCCCAGCTCAGCCAGCCGACCGGCGAATAGAGCGCTGACAGGTGATAGCCGACCGTGGACGGGTCAGCACTTTCAGCCGTTGCCCGCCATTCTCCAGCTTCCAGCATTGCCGTCTTGTGGTGCTCGGCAATCGGTTCTTCGCAGGCTTCG